TTTTTTTGTGGTGATTAAATTATAACATTTTTGGGCGTGTTTTTGCTTTTTTTGTGAAATAATTTTTATTAATAAAAATTATATACTACTTATATCCTTGTTTAAATTACATTTGTAATTAAAAAATGGGGAAACTCAAAATTATCAGAATATTTTTTAAACAGCTTAGAAAATTTCAATAATTTGTTTTTGACTAAAATTGTATATATGCCAATAAAATTTAACAAAAAGAGGGGGCTGTCATTAAATGCTATGATATTACAGATTTTATGGGAGTGGACATGGAGTAAGACGTAAGGAGATTAGTTTATGAGATATTTTATTTAAATAAAAGGAGAGTGAATAATAAAATGAAGAAAAACAAAAAAATTGCAAAATCAATGTTAAAAGAAACTGGATTGAAACTCCGTAAAGTTTCAATCCAGCCAGAAACTTTGCCTTATATGTCCATGTATTGTGATATATGTGCTCTTGCAAATTTAAAGCAGTATAAGCTTGTTATTGGTATGTGCAAGTGTTTCAACAAACACCTGGACAGGCTGGCAGATTAATTATCTGTTTCTTTTGAAGCTTTGGCATCATCATTATTAGATTTAACACATATTGGACAGTAGAAACCACTAAGATTAAAACTGCCATCAAGTTTAAGTGAACCATCTAATAATGCTGGCTTCATAACATTGCCACATTTTGGGCAAACTGGTGCTTCGTCAGCCATAATGTATACTCCTTTCAAATGTACTTGGCTACTACAATAGCCTGTACATGGAATATAACATAAAATATTACATATGTATATATAGATAAGTACAAAATATAACAACACAGAATTATGCAAGATTAACAAGTGCTTTAAAAATAATACCAGATTAGAGGTGGCCAGTAATAGACAAAATAACAATAAACGGGACAACTATTAATTGTTCTGGAAACAATGTAGTGATTTCTAATGGGAAGGTAATTGTAGATGGAAATGTCATTCAGGAAAATGTAGGGAATAACACACAAGTAGCAATAGATGGGGATGTAAACAAGATTGAATGTTCTGGTTCTGTTGAAGTGCATGGAAACAGTGGAGATATTGATTGCGGTGGAAGTTGTACTGTAGATGGAAACGTAAATGGAGATATAGATTGTGGCGGTTTTTGTACTTGCGGGGGTGTATCAGGGGATATTGATGCAGAAGGAAGTGTAAAGTGTACCAGAAAATAAATTACCTTGATTAAAAAAACATTCAAATGAAGCGATAAGCTGGAATATTTATTTGATGTTCACCAGTGTATGCTGAAATTAGAAACATGTCTGTCTGAATTAGCAGGTAAATAATAAATCTATACAACAGTAAACAAAATGGATTTTTGCCATATTATAAATATAATAACCAGAAAGGCGGGGAAGTATGGTATCTGAAAAAGAGCAAGAAGGACATGTAGTATTGGACACATACATAGGTAACTGCCATGTTAGATTTTTTGATAATTATATACTTAAAGATGAAGAAGAAATAAAAAAACAGTTAAAACGTATAGAGCAGATTATATGGGATGGTATTCCTAAAGTACCAAAACAAGACAAAGCAGTTTAATTCCGCTTATACTAGAAATCTTAATTTACACAAGCATTTTTTGTGATGCTTGTGTACTTAAAAGTTTTGGACAGTACAAGATTTCTGCTGTTATTATGTAAGGCTTTGAAAGAGTATCTTGATGAAATACCAGGTTAATTATTATTTTTAGCTATATTTCTGCCCCTGGTACTGTCAGAAGCACCAGGGGCATTAAGGCATGGCCTGTGTGCGTGCCATGCCGCATAAAAACGTTTCAGTTCCTTAAAATTTATCACATTCTTACTTTGGCACTATACCAGTTTTTTATATAAAAACGCACACAAACCCCTGGCAGGCTGGTACTTCCAGGGGAAAATGGTCTGGTTATTTAAGGAAGGGTGGTCAGGAAATGTATTCAGTACCTATGGGGATACCGCAGTTTTACAACAAGTGTCCGTCTGGGGTATGAATGAAAGAATATATAAAGATGGGAGGATTACAGGTAATGGCAAGGACAAAGATAATACCGCCAGAAGGGCTGCTGGGTGATTTGGAGTATACAAGCGTAATTGTAAGTTATTCAAACGGTATAGACAGTACAGGTGCATTATACTGGGCGGTTAAAAATTTTCCTAAAGAAAAAATATACCTGCTGTATTGTGATACTGGGTGTGAATACCCAGAAAATACAGCGTTATTCTATAAAACAGCGGAATTCATAGGGGTTAAACCAATATTATTAGCAGATGCAAGAGGTTTTTTAGGATTGTTACTAAATGAACGTTTCAAGTTCCCGGATATGAAAAACCGCTGGTGCACAGCATACTTAAAAACTGCTGTGACTGATAAATGGATACGCCAGAACAGGAAACAGCTTGGCAGCAGATGCCTGTTCGTATCTGGCGAACGCAGGGACGAAAGCACAGGGCGGGCAAAGCTTCCAGAACTGGAGTATCATAGCACTACATTAAAAACAAAACGTATAGCAGATTTTACCTGTCACTGGTACAGGCCATGCCTGGATTACGAAAAGGGTAAAATGTTTGAACAGGGAAAAGAGCTTAAGTTAGAGCCGCATCCATGTTATGGATATATTGGCAGATGCAGCTGTATGTTCTGTATGTTTATGCCAGAGCGCCACGCCGCAGAGAACATAAGGAGATATCCAGAAATAGCGGCAGGATATGTCAGGGCGGAAATGAAAATACAGCACACATGGAAAAAAGCTAAAAGCCTGCAAAGCGTATTCAATGAGTGTATGGACATAGATGATATAGACGGAGATATGAAGCAGGAATACAGGCAGTTAAGCATGTTTACATAATTTATCCAGACGGAGGTATTAAATAATGAGGATTGGTCTGGTAGATGTTGACGGGCACAATTTCCCAAACCTGCCTCTTATGAAATTATCAGCATGGCACAAGCAGAAAGGTGATGAAGTTGTCTGGTATGAACCATTATTACATGGTTTTCCAAATGAGCCGCTTGATAAAGTATATATGTCAAAAGTATTCAGTTTTACGCCGGATTTCCCCTATTATGTCAATGCCAGGGAAGTCATAAAGGGTGGGAGTGGTTACTGCATCCGCCTTAAAGATGGAAAAGAAATTTATGATAAAGAAAAAGACATCCCTCTGCTGTCAGAAATAGAAACGGTATATCCAGATTATGAAATCTACTATTACAAGATACCAGAAGTTAAGAATACTGCTTATGGATTTCTGACAAGGGGCTGTCCAGGGGATTGTGAATTTTGCCATGTTGGATGTAAAGAGGGAAAAAAGTCCTATAAGGTTGCTAATCTTGATACATTTTGGAGAGGGCAGAAAAACATTGTCCTGCTTGACCCGAACATAACCGCCTGCAAAGACTGGGAAGAGTTGTTCCAGCAACTTATAAACAGCAAAGCATGGGTTGATTTTTCACAAGGCCTGGATATCCGCCTTATGACGGAAGAAAAGACAGAAATGTTAAAGCAGATGAAAATTAAGCAGGTACATTTTGCCTGGGACAGGTACCAGGATAAAGAGTATGCCATACCAAAATTTAAGATGTTTGCTAACCTAACAGGCTGGGATTACAGGAAAATGGCAGTTTATATATTATGCAATTTTGATACAACGTTTGGACAAGACCTGGAACGGGTTTATACCTTGCGTGATATGGGATATAACCCTTATGTCATGCTTTACAACAAAGACAGCATACCCAGGGGGCACAGGTTAAGGCATTTGCAACGGTGGGTAAATAACAGGGTTATTTTTCGGAGCTGTAAAAGATTTGAAGAATATAAAACTATGCAGAAGGAGGAAATAGAATGGAAATAAAAATTTATATAAGTGGTGCTGTAACAGGCACAGAGGATTACATGGAACGTTTTGAAGCAGCAGAGAAGAAATTGACAGAAGCTGGATATTCTGTTATCAATCCAGCTAAAATTAATTCTTTTCTTCCTGTAGATACAACATATAAACAGTACATGAATATGTCAATAACCATGCTTAGCATGTGCAGCCACATCTATATGTTAAAAGGCTGGGATGAGTCCCTTGGTGCAAACCGTGAATATGGCTATGCGTTAGCCAGAGGCATGACAGTATGGCATGAGGAGGCATAAAGGAAAATGGAAAAATTTACATGGCAGAAACCAGATGGTGAATGGGGCCTTTATACTTATGATATAAAGGAAGTCCCAAAGGGTTTATATGGTGCAATATGCAAACTAAAGGATTATGAAAGGATTGGCACAGTCGGGGAATTTGGTGAAGCAATGGAAAGACAGAAAGCAAAAGAGCCTGTAAAAGATGAAGATGGCCATAAATGCTGCCCTTGCTGTGGCTGGATTGTTTATAAAGATGAATATGGAGGAAGGTATTTAACTTGTTGTGAAAATTGTGGACAGGCAATTTTATGGGGTGTGAAAATGAAACCAGTACATGAGTTATATGCTGTTGCATCAGACTTTGAACTTCTTGTTGAAGACCATATAGAAAATTTAAAAAGACATAAAGAAAGGCTGTGCAAAGTAAAGGATGGCAGTGTGCTTAAAAGCATTTCAAAAACCCTTTCTGTAATGGAAGGTGATATCAAAGAATACAGGGAATGGGCAGAACGTGAAGCAGAAACAATGGAAAAATAATTTTCATATAATGTTTTTCTTTAATTAAAAACAGAACGGGAGGTGTTGCCAATATGGACTGTACATTAATATTAACTGCTGTATATGCAGCGGCTGCGGTTGTTTCAATGACCGTTACTGCCTGTTCAGCAATTGAAACAAAAAAGATATTAGGACAGATTGAAAAAGAGCTTTCAAAAACCAAAGATAATGACAATGATGTGCTTATACCAGATGGCACAGGAACAGAATACCAGGGGAGGGATGCAGATGCACAGGATGCAGGGAAAAGCAGCATTAAAAAATATGCTGTTAAAATATATGCTGCCAGCCAGGGACAGGCTTATCAACAGCGCAGGGTGTCTGGTTGCAAAATGGGTTTTACATAATTGTGATGACGGGCTTGTAATAAAAAGAAAGGGCGGTTCAGAACAGATTATAAAAATATTTTCAGAGCCTGCCTACAGAAATGTAATTAAGCCCGCAATATACAAAGCTACAGAAGTAATAAAAGTTGGTGATGTAGTTACAGACAATGGTTATCATGGGAAAGTTGTTGTAACGTGCATTGATTATGACACTTTCAGGGGGTATTACCTGGCAGATGGTGTTACTGTATCTGGTTTAAGGCTGGAAGATTTTAAAAAGATTGTTGCACATATTGATTTAAAAATAGGAGACAGAAGGTAATGTTTAAATGCAGGAAATGTGTCTGCAATTGTGACAATGCAGACATTATAAACGGCATATGTGATGACTGCAGGAATGAAATGGAAAGGCAGAAAGAAAAGCAGGACATGCTTACTGCCAGAGGCGCACAGATGGAATTTGATTTCTGCGCTGGATATAAAATCCATACACTGCACAGGGAAGAAATATACAATACAGGACAATAATTGAAAAAGTTTTTATGTTTCTTCACAGATACATAAAGTAAAATTCATGCCATACAAGGACAGGCGGGAATTTAAAATTAAAAACAAGGAGGGACAGAATGGCAGTGACTAAAAGCATTATAACGGGTTACAAAGACATATGTTTCTTTTGTGGCAGGCCAGCAGAAGGTGAACACCATTTATTATTTGGCAATGGCACAAGGAAACTTGCAGAAGAAGACGGCTTAAAAGTGCCAGTGTGCAACCAGTGCCATACACTTGGCACAGTAACAGGGCGCATCCATGACAATCCTATGGCGGAAAAACTGTCAAAAATGTTAGGACAGGCAGTGTTTGAGTCAGAGGTTGGTGACAGGCAGGACTTCATGGCGCGCTATGGTAAATCTTACTTATAGGAGGCAGTGATGAAAAACAGTGAACATATTTCTAATTTTTTAGAATTTCTTAGAAACATACAGACAGACTACAACATAGCCTCGGAAACAGAGAAAGAAGCTGACAGGGAAACACAGGATATACTCCACAGGCTTGAACTTGGCAATGACAGCTATCACAGTATGGCACGGATGTCTAAAACATTAAAATCTGTACGGCTGGAACGCAGGAAAGCAAAAGACGCCAGGAGCGAAACTGAACCTGTAATACGCTGGTTAAAAGAAAGCCCGCAGACTGTATGTGCGCTTGAACAGCTTTTAGGTGAAGTGCGCAAAGCAGAGAAATATAATTCAAACAGGCATTATATAAACAAGACAGATATACTTGATGGAATAGGGGACAAAGCTGGAATAAATACTGAATAACTAAAAACAGAAAAAGAATTTAAAAGAAGCCTGCCAGAAGGAAAGGAGAAAAGTTATGACACCAGAGGAAATAAATATTTTTGCTAAAGAAGTGTATAAACAATGTATTGACAGGAATATGACTTGTGATGAATTTAACCTCTTTATGCATTACATGACAATGCACAAAGAGGCAGCAAATTCTGCATTACGCCGGCAGTATCAAAAGCTTTCTCTGCCTGCTCTTGAAAGTATAGGCTAATCTCTTTGTCAGGCATACCTTTAAATTCTTTGTAACAAGCTGCAAAGAATCCAATGAGAGCTTTGCAATCACTTTCAGAAGAATCGTCATATCCAAATTTTATGAGCCTTGCAGTAGCAGCTTTTAATGCTAAGTCATAACGTAACTTATCAAAATTCATATGCAGACCTCCTTTCTATGTACTTGGCTGTTGGCAGTAGCCTGTACATAGATTATAGGGCAGGGACTGGAAAAATGTAAACAATTAAATAAAGTAAATACATGGCATAAATTATAAATATTCATCCAGAAATATGTAATGTATACCTTTAGCTTAATGGAAGCGTCTGATTAAAGTGGGCCATAAGGAACAGCCAGAGCAACAGGAAGGTGCATATAAACGCCTGGTTAAAGTGGGCTGCAAAAGCAGCCAGAGCAACAGGAAGATGCATATAAACGCCTGGTTAAAGTGGGCTGTGAAGACCAGAGCAACAGATGGGTACATATACAGGCTGGATAAAAGGGAGGAGGCGGGACTGTTGGGCGAAAAGCAGGGATGGATTAAACTCCACCGTACAATAAGGGAATGTTTCCTATGGGATGACAAGCCATACGACAGGGCAAGGGCATGGATTGACATGCTGCTGTCTGCAATGCACAGTGACAAAAAGACAATACTTGACGGGAAAATTGCAGTAATAAGCAAAGGGTCTTTTGTTACATCTATTGAAGCACTGCCTGAAAGATGGGGCTGGAGCAGGAACAAAGTAAGAAGCTTCCTGGAAA